GCGTCGACTATGCGACGTCCTATCGCTATGCCAATGGACGCACACGCATTCCCAAGCCGACCGCGATGTTGCTGCGGCTCATGGTGCGCGAATCGTACACCTTGGAGGAGGTGGACATCGCGGCGGTGCCGATATGACCTACAAGGAACTGGTAACCATGCTGCGCGGTTCTCCCGGCGGAACCACCGAAGCGATGTTCATGAGCCACGGCGCCACGCTGGCGCAGCTATCGCGTCTCGTGGCGGAAGGCGAGGCGCACACCGTGGTGCGGCGCTTGGCGAGTCACGGTGGCATGAGCGTGATCTGGTACTTTCCTACGACGTCAGCTCCTTCACAATCCACATGATCGACTCCTCAAGCGAGGTGAGCGCGAGCGCGTGATAGCGGCCGGGCTTGACCTGATCGAACAAGGTCTCAAGCTCGGCCGCCTTCCCCTTGATCGCGTCGTGCAGCGCAATCTCGCCTTCGGTCAAGGCGCGATAGCGCGGGCGAAAGCGGCTCACCGGCAGATTGACGTCACCATCTTGGCGCGCATCGGTCTTTCCTTCATAGACATTCGACATTCTGCTTCTCCTTTATCCGCACGGCACCAGCCGAATCCCCATGAACCCGCGCTCGTGTCCATTGCGGTAGCGTTTCACACCGTGCGACTCCAACGCCTGCGAAAATGCCTTGCGCGATCCGGGCGACTCGCCGGCGTTCTTTGCCCACACCTGCCAGTCGCGATAAAGGACCGATGTGCTCGTATGCACATCGAGATCGACCATCGTGTTCTCGCCCAGCCATTGCGCGATGCTGTCCTCCTCCTCGACGTACTCCTCGGTTGCCGTCAGCACCGCCTCGGGCGGCTGGAGCCCGTTGCGTTTCCAGTCGCGCTGGCCCTGGAGCAGCTTCCACAGGATGCCGGGCCATTCGTCGCGCAGCTCCTCCCGCAAGTGCAGCCTGCGCTCATGGTCGGGGATTTCGACGATGAACGGCACGAGGTGGATGCGCCGCCGCATCGCCTTGTCGACGTTGCCGATCACCGGCTTGTGGTTGCCACTGATGCAAATCTTGAAGTGCGGCACAAAGGTGAAACTGTCCTGCCGCATATGGCGCGCTCGCACCCGCCCGCCGCCGACCAGATGTTTCAGCAGCCCCTCATCCCACGCGCGGCCCTTGTTGGTTTCCTCCGCCACGACCAGCCGCACGCCGCGCATCGCCGCCAGCTCCTCCGGGTGGCGCTCGTGGCGATGCTTGACGAACAGCTCGATTGACGCCGACGTCGCATAGTTGCCCATGACGCCCTGGATCGTATCGAGCAATACCCCCTTCCCATTCTGACCGTAGCCATAGAAGAACACGAACACCTGTTCCTGCGTGCTGCCGGTCAGGCAATAGCCGAACCAGCGATAGAGATACGCGATCACTTCGCGGTTCTCGGCGCAGACACGCATGAGAAACCTGTCCCAGCGCGGCGTCGGCATATCGGTCGGCGCGATTCCGCAGCATTTCGTGATGAAGTACTCCTTGAGATGCGGCCGCAGCGTGTCGTCATCGTCATCGTTCATCGCAATGACGCCGTCCGGCGTGCTGAGCAGGTGGATATGACGGTCGAAATCGTCGGCGATCATGCCAAGCTCGTCGCGTGCGTTATCGAGGATGCCCTTGCGCATCGCATGCGATTCGATCGTCGCGCGGTGCTTCGGCTTGCGAACGTCTGCGCCAGCTTTGCGCAGGAACGCGCCAAGCGATCGTCCGACAATTCCCGACTCGTCACTCAGCCAGATGCCATTGACACAGGCGTACCAGTGCCCGCCGACGTGGCGAAAGTCCTCGACCCCGATGGCGCGCAAGTCCTGAAACCATGCCGTTCCCATCGCTTCGGTGGTGGGCAGAAAGTCCGGCCGCATCCATGACGCCGGCAGCACCGACACGATCTTTGGCTTTTCATCCGGCATCGGCTTGCTCCAGATCGGCAAAATCCCAGCCAACGCCATCGAGCATGACCATCTCGCACGCGCGCCCTGCCTCAACCCAGCGCCAATAGGCTTGCTGCCCGACCCGCCAGCCGGTGCGCGAGCGATCGTTATCGAGGCACAGCAGCAGCCCGTCGACGTCCGCCAGCAGCGGGCAGCGGCCGAGCGCGCCGGCCGAGCCGAACGACCACACCAGCCCCTTGCCCTGCATCGTCAGGGCGAGCCCGGTTTCGAGCCCCTCGCAGCCGGTGAGACGGCGCGCGAGCTGCACCGCCGCGTGCGAGGCGAGCTTGGCGACGCCGGCATTGCCCAGCATCATCTTGTCGCCATCGCGTTTGTAGTCGCGGGTCAGGAACGTGCGGTGAATGCCGACCAGCCGATCGCTCTCGGCGTCGCGCATCGCGGTCACCATCGCGGGCGCCCGCCCCTTGCCGCGCGGGCAGGACGGCTGCCAGCGGATCACGTCCATGTTGACGGAGGGCGGCAATACCAGTCCGCGGCCGGCTAGGTAGAACTCGGCGGGTGTGCCGCGCGCGGACACGCTGTCGGCCCAGACCGCGCGGGCGAGCGCAACCGCCTTATCATCAGCCGTAGGCGGAGCCGGTTGAGGTACAGGCGCCGCCGCATCACGCTTCCCGCGACCGCGGCCCAGATCGAATCCGCGCGACCGCAGGATGTCGGCGAGATCAGTCGACGCACAGCCGGCAAAGCAATGGACCAGGATCGCGCTATGGCCGCGTACAATCTCCATCGATGGGGAGCGATCGGTGTGGCCGACGCAGCAGCAAAGCCAGCCGCGCCGCGTCCGGCGCGCTTTGCCACAGGCTCGTGCGATCCGCTCGACCGAATCCATATGACGCTCACCCGGTTGTCTCCGAGACCACCGACACCTGCCAGCCCTTGCTGGCGCAGTATTTGCGCACCCGATCGCGCGACCAGCCCTTCATGTAACGGACGATGTCCGCCGCCACGACCACGCGGTTCTTGCGCAGGACAATGCCGGCACAGAAGTGCGGCGCCTCGATCGCGGCGAGAAGTTCAGTGGTCCTTGTCATTGGCTTCCTTGGCGATGAGCTTGATCACCTCGATGCAAGGCTCGACGACACCGTTCATGTGGCCATTCGTCATCAGCAGTAGACACCTGACTTGCGCGTTGAAGTGGCCTTCGGTCTCGCGTGGTTGGCGAATGCTGGAGATTTCTGCGATGTTGATCGTGATCTCCTGGCCGTCCGGCCCATGCAGGACGATGAAATGCACGGCGGCGAGAAGCGCGAGGATGTTCATTGCTCCCCCTCCCGCTTCTCGATTGCCTCCATCGCGCCGATATAGGCCCGCCGGGCGCGTCGCACGCCTTCGGCCCCGCGCGCGGGCTCGCCGGTGGCATCCTTCATCCAGGTCGCGAACAATTGCTGGACATGCTCCTTGTACGCGACATCGATCGCCTGCCGGTCCAGCTCGAACAGATGCTTGTCGTATTTCGAGGGCGGCAGCTCGTGCACGGCGCTCGACGTCGGGAGCAGGGCCATGGTCGCCGACAGTCCAATCACCAGCGGCAGCATCAGCCATGGCAGGATGCGCGTCATGACCGCGCCTCCGCCTCGATCCGGTCGACCACCTCGCCGATCAGCGACTGCGGCGAGCTGTCCTGATTGCGCGTGAGCGCGTGCCGGATGGTGTCGAACGGACAGCCATGCTGGAGCGCCAGCGACAGGAGGATCGCGGCATCGCGGCACACCGCCTCGACGTCGGAGCCGATCTTGCGCGAGGTGATGAACACCTCGGCGACGCGGCCGTCCTCGAACGTGCCGAACGAGACCGCATAGTCGATCATGCCGCGCGACAGCCCGAAGGTGAGCGCGGAGCGCCGGGCCGGCAGCAGCTCGCGCGTGTCGCGGTTCATGCGCTCCGCCTTTGCGTTGGGGAGAACATGCGCTGCTCCTCGACAAAGTCGAACAGATCATCCAGCGAGTGCAGTCGCGCCGGATCGATGAACCAAGCGCGCGAACGTTCATTCCAATTGCCGCGGCTGATTCCCTCACGCGCCAATGCCCAGCCGATCAGCCAGAGTGTCGGCATGTTCTCGGCGTGCACCAGCACGTACGGCTTGTCCGCATTCTTTTCGATGTCCAGCGGCCGAATGCCAAGGTCCGGCCCAATCGTCAGATGGCGGCGGGCGCGCACCTCCAGGATGCCGCCGACGTCGTTGCCGCCGCCCGAATCGTCCGGGTCCCAACACAGATTGTACGTTTGCGCGACGACGAATTCCCCCATGACGCCCATCACGTTGTCGTCGCGCGGGTTGGGGTGATCGATGATGCCGTAGTGCTTCCAATTGCGCTGTAGGCGCAGCTCGCCAACGTGCTCGCACATCTTCTTCTGCATCTGCGTCAGCGTCACCTCGATCATGCGCTCACCTTGATGTTGGTGAGCACGGCACCCCATTCCTGGAGCTGCTTGAGCGCGTCGTCGAAGTTGTCGCAAATTGCATAGGGCAACCCGCGCTCGGTGCACCAGCCGGCAAAGTCCGCCTGCCGATCGGACAGCGAGCAGCCCTTGCGCTTGAGTTCCATGAAGTGCGGGTGACCGTCGTCGGACAGCAGGATGAAGTCCGGCCAGCCCGGGATCAGGCCCATGCGCTTGAGGCGGCCGGCGGTCGACTTGCTGCGCAGCTCGCCGTTGGGGATGTGCGTGTACATCCAGCCGTCCACGAGCCAGTCGCGCAGGATGTCGGCGACCATGCAGTGGAGCGGAAATTCCAGAGGTGGCGCCGGCCCGCGCACCTTGCCAGTAAACAGGTTGAGCTGGCCGGGTCGCGCCATGCGCGCCCTCCCTTGCAATCAGGATGCAGCGCGCAGTTCCGAGCGGGTGCGGACGGTGGCGGGGCCGAAAACCTTGGGATTGAGGTAGATGCGCTTGATCTTGCCGCCGGTCGCGGCCTCGATCGCCGTGGCCATGCGGGCGGAGACGCGGCCGGTGGTCTTGGCGCGCCACACGGCATGCTGCGTGTAGCCGATCGCCTCGGCCAGCGCCCACTCGCTGCCGCGCAGCTCGATCGCGGACAGCATCGCCTTGCGGACATCGCGTCGGGACATAACAAACCCTCCAGACGCCGCCTGGACGACGCCAACCCACCGTTTCTTATCGACCCGATCCGGTAATAAAACCGCAAAGTATCGCCGCCGTCAATCGCTGTGGAACAGCCGTAAGCGGTCACCGGTTAGTGTGGACTAGAACGGCTAGAAGTGCCTATATTTGTCCGCTGACAAAAAGGGGAATGAATTCGTGACCACACTCAACTCTGAGTCATGCCGGCGGCGACCCCTATAGGTGTCAGTCGGGTAATCGACTCTATTTATATGTGTGGAAGGCACGCTCACTTTTCTGTGACCCGAGGAACGCACTCATGAGCACTGCATCTGGCGCGCAGATCAAACAGAAGCGCAATCAGTTGGGGTGGTCGCAACAGAGATTGGCGACGGCCGTCGGCTCACACCCGCAAACAATCGATAAAATCGAGCGCGGCGCGATCAAATTCTCCCGCTATTTGTTGCCCATCCAGCAAGCACTGGGCATCATTGGCGCGGCCGAGGGCGTGTCGGGTGGGCCGGTCGTAACGAGAGATTTCCAATCGGCGGAGCTGATCGCGACGCAAGATCGGACAGCCGCGCTGCCGTGTTTCTTTGGAAACGCCGACGAGTCCGAGGAGTACGCGATGGTGTTGCGCGCCGAGCCGACGACACTGATCCCGCGTCCGATACGCCTGCACGATTTCGAGGAGGCGTATGCTGTCGTTGTTGCCATTACGGCAATGGAGCCAGCCTACGAGGTGGGCGATACCCTCTACGTCAATCCCTACCTGCCGCCCGAACCGGGCAAGGATGTGCTATTGCGCAGGGAGTTGGACGGCGGCGGCGCGATGGTGATCGTCGGCCGCCTCGTGGAGATCACACGCGATGGCTGGCGCGTGCGACAACATGGACGGTTACAAAAAAAAGATTTCAGTGTGTCCAAAAAAGAATATCCGAAATGCCACCGCATCATCGGTACAATCAACCGATAGGCATATTCAGCCGTTCTGGTCAGATTTAATACCCGAACGTATTGACGCATCGCACCCAGAAGGGTTAACGTGTCCTTAACCAAGGACACCTCAATGCCGCTCACGCCGGCCCAGCTCGCCCTGCGAGAGAACAAGATCACCGCATCGTTCCTGCCGCAGTTGATGAAAGGCGACGATCGGGCGATCTTCAACAAGTGGCTGGAGCTGATCGGCGATCCGAAGTGGACGCCGGAGGATTTCACCGACGACTGGCCGGTTCAATTCGGTTCCTTCATCGAAACCTTCGCGCTCGACTGGCACCAGCGTCGGACCGGCAAGCCGCTCACCCGGCGCGGCGACGTCGTGGTGCATCCGCGGCGCCCATACTTCTGCTGCACCCTCGACGCCTTCCGCGAGGACGATCAGTGCGCGATCGACTGCAAGGCGTGCGGCGCCTACATGCACGTCGACGACATCCTCCGCTATTACACGCCGCAGCTCATCGGTCAGCAGGGCTGCACCACCGCGTCGCGCATGGCGATCCTCCTGGTGCACGGCGGCGCCGAGCCGCGCGAGATCGAGATCGAGGCCACCGCCGACTATATCGAGCAGGTATGGAACCGGGTCGACGCGTTCCAGCTCTGCGTCGAGAACCTCACCCAGCCGGTGGCGTTGCCCGAGATCGTGCCGCCCGAAAAGTGGCGCACCGTCAACCTCCTCAACGACAACGACATCGCGGCGCACAACTGGTCCGGCGAGATGCTGATCGCGCTGGGGACGTGGCTCGCGACCGAACAGGACGCCAAGGCGTTCGAGGCGTCGAAGGAGCGCGTCAAGGAGCTGCTGCCGGCCGACGTCGGCACCATCCTCACCGCTGACGTCAAGATCGCGCGCGACCGCCGCAACGCAGTGAGCATCCGTCATCGCAGGCAAGCCTAGAGCAGCGAGAGCTTCATGGTATGCGAGCGAGCCATCATGAGGGAGAGCACCAATTTGCCGGAGCGAGCCATGCACCGAGATAGTGCCAAAGGTTGGGAGCGAGCCACGTTGTAAGAGCGTGCCGAAAGAGATGAGCGAGCCGAGATCGAGGAGAGTGCCGCCTTGGCCAGAGCGAGCCATTGGACCTGGAGGGTGCCAAGCGCGTGGAGCGAGCCCAGGGTCGTGAGAGCGCCAACGTTGCGGAGCGAGCCAAGAGTCGTGAGGGCGCCAACATTAAGGAGCGAGCCATGTCGCTTGGACAGTGCCACAGAAGCGGAGCGGGCCAAGATCATAGTGGGCACCAACCCAGTGGAGCGAGCCAATATCGTTGGATGGCACCACCCGACATGAGCGAGCCAGTGTCTAGGATCGTGCCAACATGAAGGAGCGAGCCAGGGTCGCAAGCGCGCCAAAAGCGGATGAGCGAACCACTGCTATGGAGAGCACCATCGGGAAAGAGTGAGCCGTTGTCGGAGGAGTGGACCAGATGAAGGAGCGAGCCGCCATTTGCTGAACCGCATCATGACGAACGAGCGAGCCAGCGTAGCTGAGAAGGCCATGACGAATGAGCGAGCCGTCTGCTTTGAGCGTACCGAGATGCGTGAGCACGCGAGCCATAGGTCCTGGGAGTACCAGAGATATTGAGCGAGCCGTGCAACGAGACAGCATCACTGATGATGAGCGAGCCATATCCTTTGCGAGCACCGGTAGCTCAGAGCGAGCCACTGCAGCGCGAGAGACCATTGTAGCCGAGCGAGCCGATCATCGCAGAGCGCGCCATTGCGCAAGAGCGAGCCCATCGTCGTTGAGAGCGCCAAATAGGAGGAGCGCCAGATGACCACCGCCATCACCGCCGCACCGATCCGCACCCGTCTGCCTGTTCCGGCCGGCATCAACGTCAACCATTGGCGCGTGCTGACCGAGGCGATCTTCCCCAACGCCAAGACGCCCGAGGCGATCCTGCTGGCAATGGAATACTGCAAGGCGCGCAATCTCGACATCCTCAAGAAACCGGTGAACATCGTGCCGACGTGGTCGAGCCAGCTCCGCCGCGAGGTAGAAACGGTGTGGCCGGCGATCACGGAAGCGCAGGTGACCGCCGCGCGTACGCATGAGTGGGCGGGGCTCGACAAGCCGGTGTACGGCGAGACCAAAACCACGCTGTTCAAGGGTCGCCGCAAGGACGACCGCGGCAACTGGGTCGATGCGCAAGTGACCGTGACCTATCCCGAATGGTGTGAGCGTACGGTCTACCGCATGATCGGCGGCGCCCCGCGCGCCTTCACGGAGCGGGTCTACTGGGTCGAATCGTACGCCCGCCATGGCGGTTCCACGCTGCCGAACGCCATGTGGTGCAAGCGCCCGTTCGATCAATTCGCCAAGGTGGCCAAGGCCGCCGCGCTGCGCGCCGCCTTCCCGGAGGAGGACGGTGGTCCGACCGCCGAGCAGATGGAAGGTCAAGACATTGCCGAGACTGACTTGATTGAAGCCGCGCCAGCCACCTCGACGGCGGAGGGCACCTTGAGCCCAGAGGCTGGGGCGACCGGCGGCGTCCAGCCGAGTGAGGACCCGAGTAGCTGGACGCCGCCGACGCAGCCAGATCATGATCTGCGTACCGGCGAGGTGCTGGACGAGACCACGCCCGAGGAGCTGGAGCGCGAAGCCAACGAGGACTGGCGCGACTGGGGCCAGCGGTTCCTGGCGCGCATCGCGCACGCGCAGACCGTCGAGATCATCGATGAGTGGATGAAGTTGAATCAAAAGACGCTGGAGCAGATGCTGGCGGAGGCGCAGAAAATCCACGCTCGCCTCGTCAGCGCGGTCGGGCGGCATCGCCTCAACCTGATGCCGCCGACCGCAGCCGGGTAGCGAGCCGTGATCGGAGAGAGCACCGGCCTCGGCGAGCGAGCCATGGGAGGTGAGCGAGCCATCCTCTTGGAGAGCGTAGCGAGCCATCTGGGATGAGTGAGCCATGGGAAGCGAGCGCACCGACGCTCCAGGAGCGAGCCACGGCTTGCGAGGGCACCAACTCCTCTGAGCGACCCGCTACTCGTGAGAGCACCAGGATAACCAAGGGCCGAGAGCCCAGAACCAGGAGAGTACCAAATGGACAAGCGCACCACAGACGACGACTTCCGCAAGCCAGTCGAACGGCTCGCGCGCGATCTCGTGAGGGCAGCAGCGACGCTGTCCGATCGCGAGGCCCGCTTCCTCGTCGACGCCTACTATTCGATGCAGGAGGAGCGCAAGCGCGCCAACAATCAGCTCCGCGCCATGGAGGCGGAGCCGCACATGGTGATCGATTGGCTGGCCGCGCAGCACGAGACCCTGGAGGGCCAGATCAAGCGGGCGCTCGACGCCTACAGCGACGCGCACCCGGTGGGGCCGT